GATCTCATCATTAATCCAGTCAACCCCGAAACAGCCCCAGAAAACATCATCTGGTGCTCAAGTAAAGACAACATCTTGAAGGATCTACCTTGTGTAGGACTCCCTGGGGACTATTATTACAGTCCAATGCAGGTTCAAGGGGAATGGAAGCCATATAGTGAAACTATCTGCAGTGTAGACCCCTCTGGAAGGGGTACAGATGAGACTGTAGCGTGTTTTATTTCCCAGTTGAATGGGATTATGTATTTACATGAAATATACGCCTCTACAGACGGTTATTCAGACAGTACTCTATTATCCATACTTGCTAGATGTAAGAAATATAAAGCATCAACATTATTAATAGAATCTAACTTTGGTGACGGCATGGTATCCGAGTTATTTAGAAAACATGCCATTAACAAACACGTACCAATTAACATAGAGGAGACAAGAGCTAATGTCAGGAAAGAAGATCGTATTATTGACAGCCTTGAGCCTGTCTTTAATCAGCACAGGCTGGTTGTTGATCCCAAAGTTATTAAATGGGATTATGATTCGGGGGCTGAAAGACCAACTGAATCTAGATTCCAGTATATGCTTGGATACCAAATCTCCCGAATGTGCAGGGAAAAAGGGGCCGTTAAACATGACGACAGAGTTGATGCCCTTGCCCAAGGGGTTAAATGGTTTACCGATGCCCTCTCCATCTCAGCCGATTCCGTAAGAATAGACAGAGAAAGACAAGAATGGCAAGACCACCTTCAAGCTTGGATAGAAGATCCTCAATCAGAAGCTAATTATCTAGCTCTGGGGATGGATATGAAACAAAGACAACAAGCAAGAGGTTCAGGTGCTAAAAATGGTGTTCCTACTTGGGTTTAAAGCAACCCCCCTATTATACACGGAGAAGTGGTGCTCTTCGTGTGTGGAAACAGCGGTCAAAGGGAGAGGATTAATTTCTTCTCCCCCCTTAATATCATGTTTGCGAAGCCATGATCCGTAAATTATTATTACTCTTACTACTATTAAGGATAATAGGTCCAGTAGGAGGTATTATATACCTATACATAAAAAACAATGTTAATGAGAGAGAAAGTCCTCAAAGCCTTATTAGCCCACGCTCAAGGGGATCTACAGAAGCATTTAGCTAATATAGAAGTTATTATGAATAACCCCGTAGGTGTGGCTGATCATCCCAATATTATTGACTCTATTGAGGCTGAACTGCATATGGCAGCTAAGTATGAAGAGCAGCTTAACCTGATTAATAAGTATCTCAAGGGGTCTTAAATTTTAACATAATTTTCTGAAGTGTATTCCTAACGCCCCAAACATTTTATACCCCCCGATACCCCCAAATTATACCATCTGATGTATCATTTTTTACTAGGTATTATGACTTAGGTAATTATACGGAGCATTACGGGGTAGTGGTACATTTGTACTACTACTACTGGGTAGTGGTACATTAGTACTATCCCTGGAAGGTAGTGATACATTAGTACTACTACCACGAAGTAGTGATACGGATGTACTACTACCTCACGGGGTGACGTAGGTATAAATACCTATCGGTATCTGTTGTGTTGATTTCCTGACTTTACTATTGACCACTGATAAGGGCACGTTATAACGAATATAAGTTCTTTTAAATTCATTTATGTAACAACTAGGTATAAATACTCTATTAGTACAAATGTACTATTAATAGTATAAATGTACTACAATACAAATGTACTATAGTATAAATGTACTATAATACAAATGTACTATAATACAAATGTACTATGAGTATTTATACCTACTAAAAAAAAGTGGGCGGGCGGCCACTATCATCAGGGGGCGTGAGTATTTATACTTATTCAATCCACTGAAAGCCTCCCAAAAGTATCAAATGATACCAAATCCAATCAATGAGTATTTTTACTCATAGCCCACGTACCTAGCCCTTATATAATTAAGGATGAACACCAAACAAAACGAGGTACAAAACAAATTATCTTGATTTCCTAACTTTTCTTGCATTACTTTCAATCATTCTCTATTGTAAGTACATACAAAACAAAAGGAGAAGAATCAACCAACTAAAACAAGTACTCAAGGCTATCCCTTGTAAGGATAGAACAGCACCGCCTAGCAATGTGCGTTACCAAGACAGCGACCCAAAGGCCACTTGATTTCGGTGGAACTGCGACAGCTTCAGTATTGACATGTAAGTGTTGATGCGTTCGGGATGAGTATGAATACCCAGGTAGGAGGGTAGTGAACAAGGGTGGAGTGCAAAGACCTCAGCACTGGGCACGATAGGAAAAGGCGTGCAATTAATGAGTAAATATACCTACGCCACTATCATCAGCCTACCTAACTGATAGATGTAAGTATAAATACTCAAGCGAACTATCAATCACCATAGTTCATATGTACTATGTCGGCCAACCGACCCTTGACGTTAGACAACGTGAAAGTGTGTAATACATATGGACTATTTCTTGGAGTGGCTAGGCTGCTACATAGGCCGTTAAATCTGGCAATGGTATTCAGGTGTGATTCCTGAACACTCCAAACACACACACATCAAGCACCATGAGCTACTCACAACTAAGTGATAACGCTCGTCACATTGTCGCTAAGTTCGCTCTAGCTACATCACTTGAGGTAGCTCAGGGCGTGGCATGGTACTCAGTGGCCTACGATACAGCCATCAACATGGCTGAGAAGTATGCTTTGAGTGCAGACACATGTGCAGGTGTTATCGCTGCTCTAAGTCCACGGAACAAGTGGGCACGCAACATACAAGATGCGGAGAGCATTATCTCTATGTGGCGACATGGTACAGATGAGGATGTGCTTGCAGTCAAATGCAGTACATTTGGTGCAATGAAAGCGAAAGCTCTCAAGATACTGAACTCAGCTGTGCCTGTCACTGACATACTCAATGGGCCTAAACTCATTGAATTCTATAACTGCATCACGTCTAATGACAACGATGTATGTATTGATGGCCATGCTTACAGCATCTGGCTAGGGATACGACTAGCTTTGAAGGATATTCCACCGATATCTAAGAAGCTACGAGCTAGGATCAAGCAGGACTATCGGGATGCTACTTCATTCATCAATGAAGAGCTGAACGAGAAGTACAAAGCGAGTGACATCCAAGCTATCACATGGGTAACACACAAGAGGATCCACAATGTTTAAGCAACTATCCTTCATGCCTTACCTAAATGGTAGCGTTATGACCAACAAGGCTGCTCTCCAGGATCCAGCCGTACTAGCCTTTCTCACTGATTTACATGACAGAAACTACAAGGACATCCGACACCCATCAGGACACTGGAACATCTCCGACTATGACTAATGGGCAACCTATCCCTGAAGATGTATGGCAAGCCATTCTAAGACTAGAGGCTAAACGCATACGACAGGCTGAAGCTAACCCCTTCTATCACATGGATGAGGCGTTCAAGAAGTTATGAGTACCATGAAGGTATTGGTAGCATGTGAGAACAGTGGGACAGTACGCAATGCCTTCATCAAGCATGGCATTGATGCTGTTAGCTGTGACATACTACCTAGTATGACAGCGGGGCCACACATTCAAGGTGATGTGCTTGGCCTATTAGATATGGGATGGACTCATCTCATTGCTCATCCACCTTGCACACACATTGCGGTTAGTGGAGCTAGACACTTCGCTGCTAAGATCGCAGATGGTAGACAACAGAAAGCACTGGAGTTTGTTGAGGCATTATGGGATGCACCTATCCCACACATATGTATCGAGAACCCTGTCAGTGTGATCTCAACTAAGACCAAGCTAGGCAAGTGTACTCAGATGATCCAGCCTTACCAGTTCGGACATCCTGAGAGCAAGAGGACATGCTTGTGGCTTAAGGACTTACCCAAGCTTACGCCAACAGACATCTTGCCTAAACCTGAGTGTGGGTACTGGGAGAATCAAACACCCAGTGGACAGAATAAGCTTGGACCATCTAAGGATAGATGGCAACTCAGAAGCAAAACATATCAAGGAATAGCGGAGGCTATGGCTACACGCTGGGGACTTGGTATGATTCCACCACTGTAACTTCTCTTAACAATGACTACATTCATCGTATGGGTATGTATAGTAGTATTACTGTACATCTTTCTCAAAAACATCCATCAGAACTATTAATTATGCAACCAGCTAGACGCACATCCCAATGGGTTAAGTCAGTCGATGTACTTAGCCTCATTGATGGGGTAGTACATGTGACTACCAAGACAGGTGATGAGTACATCTATCGAGGTGTATCACGCCGAGCAATCATCAACCTATGCTTGAATGATCGCATGAGCTTAGGGTTCTGGGTTAATACTAACTGTATTGCTCCTGAGCGTACATCCACTGTAAAACTAGGGAGGTTCAGCTATGTCTGAGCCATACACAGGGTCATATACAGAGGACACACGTGTTCTCTACTTTGACAAATCAGTTGAGCCTACCTTAATGGCTAAGTGTATCAACTATGACAAGGAGGGGGCTGAGGTATCAGTCTCAATCCCTGATAATGGTGAGACAATAGATGAGGCTTTGTCTGATCTAGGTATTAGTTACCTTCGAGATAACTATCTCTACTCACACTATAACGTGGATGCTAATGTCCCAGAAAACCTGCAGGAAGTGTGATACACTTAAAGACTTGGAGGATTTCCCTCTATTCTCAACAGTAGGGGCAGGTAGGAAGAATACATGTAAGGCTTGCTCTAATCAGTTAGCAACTGTTAGGGCTAGGCTACGCAAGGACAACCCACCTCCTCCTCCAGGAAATTGTCCAGCCTGTAATAGGCTGACCTCTCGGTGGGTGTTAGACCACTGCCACCACACCGATCAATTCAGGGGGTACATCTGCAACAGTTGTAACCTCGGCTTTGGTAAATTCAATGACGATCCTGAGCTAATGCAACAAGCATTAGACTACTTGACCACCACGACCACCATCATCACGCACCCATCATGCTTAAATTCGAGACAACTCACGAGTACTACATGAAAGATCCTGCCATGTACTACTGTGCTGAACATAATGGCCTCGTTATATCCGAGGACTATGAGGACAGCATACGTTTTGAAGGGATCAAAGAACAAACCATTATCAAATTCGTAAGTGGACTCTTCAAACATAATGCCGAACTGGCAGCATCACTCAAAAGGGAAATTGGGTTGCAGGACATTACGCCCACAAGCCTTGCGTCAAAGCAAAGCAAGACTAAAGGCTCTACTAAGGCAGCTTAATGACAGACCTGTACACCCTATCTCAAAAAAGAATACTTAGTGCTATTAAGTATGAGTTCATTAAGTTGAACGGCTACAACTCTGACTACAGTAAGGTACAGGCTGCCTATGAGGCACCTATGCAACCACTCACTGACGAGGTGTATAACGCCTTACTAGATGAGCAAACATGAGGAATTTAAGTGGACAGTCATTGCCATCTTAGTGGTGGCTGTCCCGTTAGGTTCCATGATGATCATCAGTGAGCTTACTAAGTACAATCCACGTAACCCATCCATTGATTTAATCCATTAATTATGGCCAAACGCTACGACCCTTTCCCTAATAGAATAACTGAGGTAAATGCTTGGGATGCTACTGATGAACTAACTCAGTTCAATAGTGATATGTGTTTGGGTGCAGCTGATAACTGGAACCTACCAGAATCACATGTAGCTATTATCCGAGCATACCTTAAGAACGGTACTATTAGGGAACGGGCATATAAACAACCAAAGTCAGCTCATAAGTTTATGAAATCCTTGCTTAAAAACAAGGAAGACTTCACCATTATGACCTATGACCAATTACAGGACACATTACCAGAGGATGCTTTTGATTAACCCACACGACTTAGCACAACTACTTGATCGTAACGGATTCTATGTAGATGATGAAGACGGTGAGGTAGCGAAGAACCTTGACCCTTACGAGGATGAGGTTGATGATCTACTCATTATCCTGGCAGCTGTGGGTGCATTACAAGTACGACACAAGCCAGAGGAGAATCTACTTGGATTCTACCTACCAAACTGGAAAACCTATGACAGTATGGAAGCATACTGTGAACAATTCCCTGACGACCCCGCATGTAAAACCTATGACACATGACCTAACACAACAACAGATTGAAGCTCTAGATGAGCACGACTACACTATGCTTTTAGCTTATGGCGACACCCTCACAGATCAACCAACAATTTCTATTGGAACAGGAGGCGATCTCTTGTGGGAAACAGAGGCTGAAAGATTCAATAGAGAAGTTGGAAAGCAAGTCGTACAGTTCGGCAAGCGTGTACGGAGTACCATCAATCAAAGCAGCCCTACCAATTCTTATCTCTTACGTGGAGGAGCATTTCTGGAAGCTAACTAATGGTCAAGCTGGTAAATACTACAAGCCTATAGCGGATAGCATCATTGACTTAGAACCATTAGCAATCGCCACAATCATCCTGAAAATAACCTTTGATAACGTCTTCTCAACCCGTCAAGATGCTGACAAGGTATTAGATGTGATATTAAATATAGGTGCTGCATTAGAGTCTGAGTGTAAGTTTAGATGGTATAAGAGAGAACATCCAGGATTAATGAAGTATATATCAGACACCTATTTCCATGATGCCTGTGGTACTAAACAGAAAGAAGCTATAGCTAGTAAGAAGTTTGGTGACAAAGGTATAAGGTGGAATAGATGGCCAACTAAATCAAGGCTATGTCTAGGTAGATGGGGGTTAGAGGCTGTTATTAAGACAACTGGTTGGTTTACTATCGAGAAGAAAACTATCAATAGGAAACGCAAGGAAAGTAAGGTGGCTCCATCTGAGAAGTTCATGTCACAGAAAGAGGAACTCATTAAGAACGCTGAGTTATTTAGTGGTATCCCTTGGCCTATGTTAGTTGAACCTAATGATTGGGCTTATAAAGATGGCAAACCTATCTACGGTGGTTATGTTATAAACCGCTTAATGAAGGGGCATGATCTTACTCGCAAGAGCAACCACCCTATTATACACGGAACTGTACCGATGGCTTTTTTAAACAAGCTTCAGAAGGTAGCGTATCGTGTGAACACTCATGTATTGGGTGTAGCCGAGGAGTTGAAAGAAAGAGGAATAATAGTAGGAAAATTTATTCCTATATCTTCTGCCTTTCATCCACCTAGACCTCCAGATGCTGATGAGGATAAAGAGAAAAATCACGCATGGAAGAGGGCTAAGGCCGAGGCACATAATGCTGATCGTATTAACTTTAGAAGATCAGTTCGTACGAGAACACAGTTAGAAGCTGCTCAAAAATTCAGAGATGATAAGTTTTGGATTCCGTGGTCATTTGACTATAGAGGAAGAGCATATCCCATCCCTGCCTTCTTAACTCCACAAGATACTGACTTCGGGAAATCACTTTTGATCTTCGCTGATGAACAGCCTGTAGGTGGAGATGGAGGAACAGTTTCAACGTGGTTAGCCTTTCAAGTAGCTACTACCTTTGGGTTAGATAAAGCTACGATAGTTGAAAGGATTCAATGGGTAGATAACAATAGATCATTAATAACGAGGGTCGCTACAGATCCGCTATCTAATCTACCCGATTGGGAGAATGTAGATGAACCGTGGCAGTTTATGGCTTCATGCCATGAATACTACCATTGTTGTATAGAGTGTGATAAGAAGACCACTGGTCTAATGGTAGCAGTTGATGCTACCTGTTCAGGGCTACAGATTCTTGCTGGTCTAGCTAAAGATGCTAGTACAGCTAGTCTTGTTAATGTATGTCCTGCTGAACGACCTAGTGATGCTTACAAAGCTGTTGCCATAGAAGCCAAGAAGTATCTGCCTCAACGGATGCACTCTTGGATGGACAGGAAGACGGTCAAAAGAACCGTGATGACTATACCCTATAATGCAACTAAAGACTCCTCACGGAAATACATTAGAGAAGCATTAAAGGAGAAGGGTATCAACCCTGAGCCTGATGAATTAACTCAGGTTGTCAATGCTGTCTATAAAAGTATGGATGCTATAGTTCCTGGACCAATGCGTGTTATGCGTTGGATCAAACAAAATGTAGGAGAATACATTAAGAACGGTGCTGAACTTGTAGAATGGACTACCCCTAGTGGGTTTGTTGTCGTTCAACAACGTGATAAGCATGAGGTTCAACGTATTGAGCTACAGTTATTAGGGAGAACTAGGGTGAATTTAGCTACGGGTGAGCATCAACCTTGTCCTAAAAAACATAGGTCTAGTACTGCCCCCAATTTTATACATTCACTGGATGCATCATTACTGCACTGTTCTTTTCAACAGTTCGATGAACCATTCACAGTCATCCATGACTCAGTTCTTACTAGAGCAGGAGACATGGGAACACTCAATAGACTTGTGCGAGAAACCTACACACAGATTTTCACGCAAGCATGTTGGCTCACAAGATTTGGTGAAACAATCCAAGCCTCCGAGCCACCGCCAATAGTAGGCACGTTAGATACTAATGTTGTCACTAATTCCACTTACTTTTTTTGTTAACCACCTATGACTACACATGTCACTAAAGAACCTGTACTACTCGATGGGTTCCAAGCTGTACTAAAACCTGGAGAATGGGGCTATAAGTTAGCTGCTGTCTTACCAGCGGACTTTGTTAAAGACCTAGAGGAAGAGCGTGAAAGCTGCCTCGAATGGGCTAGAAGTAAAGCGAAGAACCCTAAGAGAGTCACTGTAAAGCCTGAGCCTTGGGAAGAAATAGACAACAAGCCAGGATTCTATCAAGTACGTTTCAGTTGGAAAGATGGAGACAAGTATGTACCTGTTGTCGTTGACACAGAAGGTACTGCAATAACTGACGAGACTACCCCTATATATAGCGGTACGATGGTTA